CCCAGCCTTGTATTTCCCATATCAAAATTCAGATACCCGAATGGACGGAATAGTTCATACAACTGTTCTGAAATTGGACGCTGTAATTCATAATTGAACGAATTTTCCTCCGTGGCACATGGTGTGAATGACACAACGGATTTCTGTGCATACGCAACACCATTTCCCCCCTGTCTTGCCTTCCAATACCCATCATCCACATAAACCTCAGCATCTTCTTTTCCAATGCTTGTTGCAAAATCAATCAGCATCTCTCTAAAATGCTTTGACTGCTCATGCATATGTACCTTAGATAAAAATTCAGACCAGCCACTGTTGTTCGGACAGCACCAACATCCAACCCTCGCATAGCCAAGACGGTATGCATCGTTAAAATCAATTTCTGTTGTAAGAATATATAACCAGATGTCAAAATCCATCCAGTCGATAATGGGTGATATGATCCTCTGTTTTGTGATCTTCGGACTGTCAGACTCACGCTCATACTTGCTCCTGCTTACTGACTCACTGCGCCGGATCCCATAAAAAGTCAATATCTGCTTTTTGTCCCTGTATAACGAACGAATTTTTTTCTGTATGGTTCCCGTTTTAAAAACAGTACAGCACCAACGCATCACACGACTCGGCGGACCGATCAGTTTGCACAGTTCCTCAAAATCTTTTTCCTTATTGCGTGCAGAGATCACAGGTGTTTTAGGATGATTTTTCTTAAATCTTTCCACATAGGTATAGGTAAATGGAAACTCCAACGTTGTATCCCCGAAAATATGCATGATCTGAGGTGTGCTCAATGCACGTAATACCAGATTCGAAGTCACTGTAGAATCTTTGCCTCCACTGAATGAAACAAACATATCCATTGCACCAAACTCACCCACTGCTTTTCGTATATAATTTCCTGCCTCCTGCGTGATATACTCATACCGTTCTTTATTTGCCTCAATAAAGCGTCCCGTCATCTCATCAAAATAACAATAGGTATTCTGTGTACTATATTTTTCATATTGTCTGCGGACTTCATCTGCATTGATCTTTTTCAGTTCTTTTACAGAAAAAGCAATCTTTTTTCCGTCCACAAAATAATGGTTTCCCGTTCCATTCCAGACTGATTTTTTCAGAAATTCAAATGGCTTTTGCAAGATAATTTCGATTAAAAGTCTTTCCTCTGGAAATACAGGCCGGACGTCCGTTGTCAGCTTTTTTGCCTCCATCCCGCATCTGCTGCATCTGTTACCATACAGTGGAACATTACATTGTCTGCACCAGTATATCGTAGACTGCACGTCCGCCCTGCCTCCACAGCACTGACATGTACTTGTCTCGCATACGGTTCCAAAACATGGCTGTTTTTCTTTTGTTTTTTCATTTCTATTGTGGCAAATATATGTTATCATGTATCTTTCTTTATAAGTAGAATTTATATAGGTACTTTTCTTAGAATTTAAGAATATATAATGACATTATATTCTTAGTTTAAGAGAATTTCAATCAGATATTATCCAGAAAAGAAAGATTTTATAATTTCAGGCAAAATAAGTAAAAATGCAAAACTGTAAATATATCAAAAAAAGCCTTGAACTTCCGTTCAAGGCTTCTTCCAAGCAGGGGATGAGAGAATCGAACTCATGAACCGCATTTTATCAAATTCCACTTATCTTGTGGAGTGCCGATAAAATGCGGTTTTTACTTGTTCTGATTACTGCGCATTTCGCACGTTTTTGCATTATCCGCATAAATTTTACAGCACTATGCAACACGAAATGCAACACGATATATTTTTCCTATTCTGCTTTATTTATATATTCTTGCATAAGCTCTGTAATCTTGCCTGCCTGGCTCACTCCCTCTCTCTCACAGGCTTTCCGAAATTCTTCTACCACATCTTTTTTTAACTTGTATGATTTCGAAATATATCCTGCCTTTTCCTGGTATTTTTTCGATGCTATCGTTTGTTGTTTAGGACTTCCCTTTGGCATCTTTCTCCTCTTTCATAATGCATACTACATTTAATACATTGCTGATTATACTTGTTAAAATTGTTGCTCCAAGTAAAAGATCAATTCCTTTTTTTACAGCCATGTAGCATAAACAAAAAAATGTAATCCATGTGCTAACCATTATTATTTTTTTCATAGACATTTTTTTACAGATGATTTAAAATAGCGGTGAGTGGTGGGATTCACCCACCGCCAAGCACTTACTTGAAGAATGTTTCATAGATCATGCATACCGCAGTTACCACACCGTTGAATATGCTTACTATGATTGCAACTTTTTCGAGTTTGTGCTTTTTCTTTTTGTTGCTCATCTGTATCTCACCTCCTGTAATTATAATATCATATGGTACACCCTATGTCAATAGTTATTGTAAGGATTTTATGTAAATATTAAAAAAACCCGCACAGATTTCTCCATGCGGGCTTTTTCCTTTATCCAATATAAACTTTTCCATTAATTCCAGCGACCAAGCATGCCATCGTGGCATCCAGCTTGAACCACACGGATCCATCATCGAACTTTCTAACCTCTACCGGCTTAATATCGGCACCTTTTCTCAGGTATCCGATACCATTTTTGTTGTCACAGGACGTCTTAATCTGGTTTGATAAGTAAATATACTTGCCCTGCTCGCCGTAATATCCATTGTAGACTGGAACAGATTCTTTGACGCGATACCAGTTTCCGGCTTTGTATTCGGTCTTTGTGGCTGTGGCAGCTTGTCCAGTAATTCCACGAACAATAGCTTCTGCCATGCGTTTGTAATTATACAATTTTGCGTCGTCCTTATCATCCACAAAACAGCACTCGATCAGCATTGCCGGATTATTTGATCTGCGTAGGAAATACAGCTTCGGGTTGACCTTTACGCCACGGTTTGTAAAGCTCAGTGCTGCAATCTGCTTAACGACCGCTTCTGCATACTTCTTTGCCTTGCTGCTGGAATTATACAGATAAACCTCTGTTCCCGTGGTTCGTCCGTTACCGGCGCGATCATTTGCTCCGGAATTGAAATGGATTGACACGTCCAGATCTGCCTTGTGAGTATTACATTTTTTCACAATCTTTACCAGTACATCATTAGCACTTGTTCCATCATTAACGGTGCAATCATAAACTGTATGTCCTGCCGCCTTTAATAATCTGATAACCTCATCCTTTACTTTTCTGGCTTCTGTAGATTCTTTAATCACACCCACTGCTCCGCAGGCTACTTTTCCGTCCGGGTTATGTCCGGCATGTACATTGATAATCATATTTTATTCCTCACTTTCTACTTCCGGGATTCCTGTAATTGACATTAACATAGACAACACACCCGCCAGCGCGGATGCTGACAGAACATACTTCCAGTCAACCTGTCCCATTGCTGCCGCCGCTCCGATTCCGGCAATCGCAGCCTGTGCCATGGTTTTTACCGCTCTGATTCCTGCGGCTTTTAACCATTTCTGTGTGTCTACTGATGGTTTGAATACTGTGTTTTTTAACATAATTGCTCTCCTTCCTGTGGCTCCGTTGGCAGAGCCATCAATGCGTGGTATAAATTGGTTCCAACGCCATTTCCTTTTAAGGCATGGTATTGCTGATACTCGTCCTCTAAGGACTGTTTGACATATACCGGGCAATATCCAAGATCATCATGGTATTTATTGTAGAGACGAATCAGATCCGCCCTTAAAAGTGCCCGGATGCCTTTTCTTGTAGCGATAATCTGGCGATACGAATATGCGATTGCAGTTGCAAAGGCGGTAAATATCTGCCAGTTATCTGTGATGAATTTTAAGTGCATAATTTCCCTTTCTGCCCGTAGGCTTGTTATTTAAAAGAGCCGGCTACACAACACATGGTCATGTAATCGGCTCTTAGGCGCTTTAGATTATTCAGTTGTCTTTACTGCATCCAGCTTATCGCTGATCTCCTTAAGCACAGCATCTAACTTTCTCCAATTTTCATTTTCCAGTTCCATATCGTAGAATTCATTTTCTTCCGGGATATTAAATCCATAGTTTTCTGTCTGACTCATCAGGCATCCTCCTCTTCTGTGTATACTTTGCCTGTGATCTGCTCATATTCCTCCGGCGTGATCCATTTACCTACAGCATTATGTACACGGTTCTCATTCCACAGTCCTTTGTCATAGTAATTTTTTACTTTTTCATAATTCTTACTCATCTAAACTTACCTCCATCTGCATAGCCATATAGTCAATATCTGCCCTCTGTTTTTCGATACTGTCCGCGTTCTCGGCTGTTTTTTCTGCATTCTCGGCTAAACTCTCAGATACAGCAGTGATCCTCTGCTCGATGTCATTAACTTCTTTTTCCAGGACAACGATTTTCACATCTTCCCTCAGAATAACCTGTTCTAAGACTACATACCCCGGAATCACTGATGTCAACATGTCCTCATCAGTATAAACCTTTAACACTGTAAGTTCTTCTTTATCTGAAAAAGCTTCCTGCAGTTCTTCGCAGGTTTTGTTATCTGCAAATTCAATATTCAGTTTTCCATCCACATGATTAATATTGTTGATGGTTAAAATGTTTTTTGTGGTTTTTAATTTCATAAAAATTCCTTCTTTCTTATTATTTTTCGTAAAACAGCGGTTTAAAGAAATATTATACACAGACAGAGGTTGATAATATTATTGAAAAAAACAAGGTGAAATCCATTGTTATAGAGTTCAAAGGCATTACTACCAATGAAAGCAAAGCATTTTTCCCTAAATATACCTATTGGGGATATGTCGGCGGAAAAACCACTGAAATTGATAATTTAATAGCACAGGGGCACACAATTCTTGGCGGTTTTATCTGCGGCGGTCCACACA